ACATTAGCAAAGTTGTCTATTGTAGCTTTGGCGTATTTTAGTTCTAGATCATAGTTGCTTTCGCCCGGAATAACAACAGACCCATCTTCAAAGACATGATCACCAAAGCGATTAGTCTGCTCATAGAACATACTTTGGATTTGATTAAGCTCACGTACTTGCACAGCGCGAGAAGGGACAAACAAGACCTCTTGAAACCCTTTATCTTCATTGTAGTCATCAAAGTACGGGCTACGTGATTTATCTACTATTGTCATTTGTAACTATCCTAATTATGATTCTGTATATACATTGTATTTATACCTTAGAATCTTAGTACAAATCGAAGTTCAGAACGAAAGAACGAAACGAATTTCCTCAGATTGGTTCAAACCCCTTGTAATCTTCTCTCTAGTAGAACCGTAAAGAAGCTCACCAGACAAAGACTTAATACTTGAGGCTGCAACAACTGCGGTTGTAATAGGTAAGCTTTCATCCGAAAAAACACCAAATATTTGTGTTGTGTTGTATGTCTGAGATTCTACGTTTTCGTTTTGTGTAAATGACCCTGTTACATTAGAAAGGTATACATAGTTTTTGTTTTGATCAACAGAAACTATCGTCCCCTCTGCTGTTGATGTCTGCCCAACAATGGTTTCGTTTGGTTGATAAAAAGAAACATCACCCAGTGCCAAAATAACACCTGTTCCGCTTGCAAGCTTAGGAACTGATAAAATGCCTGCTTTTCTGTAGCTGATACCCGTAGGCAAAATCCCACCTTCGTCACCTTCAAACACAACTCGAATCATCTTGTAGATAGAACCAAGCTCAGACCTCGCATCATGACCGTGGCCGTTGATTGGTGACACTACTGGTACAACGGTAGCGCCTACGCCATCCCCGTTGCTGGAAACCACCACAGAGGCTTGTGAGTAACCAGAACCTACGTCAGTGACTGTGATAGATTCAATAAGGCCAGTAACATCATTAATTTGTGCAATCGCTGTTGCACCGCTGCCATTTCCGGTTATCTGAATAGTTGGTGGATTGGAACTGGTATAGTTAGCACCACTATCCGTGACATAGATGTGGTCAATAGTACCCTCAACAGAAGATTGCTGAACCAACCATTGACTTGATCCGTTATTTGTATAAAGTGTATAACATGGAATCCAACTTGGTGTCATATAAGAAAACGCATCTGGTGAACGAACAGTATACATATACTTCCACAAATACCCATCAGGAGTTTGAAATGTGTTGATGGTTGTACCAGAAGGTTTTATAGTAGACACAGTTCTGTAGTTATTAGAAATACACTTATAAACATTAAACTCATCTGTAATAACATAAAACTTATAAGGTTCGCCTGTGTCTGGATTGTTTTCGTCAATCAAATTTACGTCATCTCTGTACTCATCAAACACAACACTGTCTTGCCAGTCAATTCTAGGAAGAACCGAAATCACGTCAGCGGATTGAATTCTTTTTGCCCCAATCAGTTCATCGTAAAGAAATACTTTATCTAAAACAGAATCTGTAATGCTTGGCGGTGCATTTTCATCTGCCCATTCACTTGTACCACCGATAAAAACATAGGTGGGTATGGTTCTTAGATCATTCTGAAAATAATCCGCTGCAACAATTCTGTGATCGTTCGTAATTATAGCCGACATTTTTCGATATTCCTTATGTTTCTCTATATCACTCTATTTAGTAACATTATCATGTTCATCATTTTCCATCCAAGGAAAAAGATGAACAAACAAATTTTCTCGTGTCAGTGCAAACCACACAAGTCTGAAATGATTGATGCGATTAGACTTATCGGCTGGTGATTTCTTTGCACGAATAAAAACGTGAAAAATGAACAAAATCCCAATCAATGATGGGATTAAAAATAGTCCTAATAGGAATGTAATAAGAATTACCATGGCGCTTGTACCGTATAATTTAGCATAATATAATCTATGCCTGTATTTGGATTGTGAATGCCCGCAGAACTATGATGCACATACTCTAAACGAAACACTTTATTAAAGTCTAAACCAAGACCCAATCGAAAGTTTGTTCTTCCAACAAGTTTACTTCCATCATTATAACTCAAACCCATACGAACATAAGGCTCAACCCCTTTATATCCCCATTGTGGTTTGGTTAGATAAGACACAGAATAGATTTGCATCTGAGCTTGTTGTCCATTTTTAGTTGAACCATCTTCCATTAGTGATGCTTGAACTTCAAAGTTATTTTTTTCGTACCCAATCTCACCAATCGCAAGGGAAGAGTTAACAAATGTCTTACCAAGTCCAAGGTGAATAGAATCAGCGTTTGACTTCGCTGAATATCCTGCAAAAATGAGAATAACAACAAAAAATCCTACACCAAACGCGGTTTTGTTAAATTTCATAGATTTTTTAATCCAGTTTTGTATGTAAATTATTTATTTATTAATCCAACACGTTTTAATTCACTAATATATTCAGTGTCTACAATATTTTGTATATTAGAATATCGGAGCATTAATCTTTCAAACATAATGTCTACATTTTCTATATCACCTCTGAGAAGAATATTTCCAGAGCCAACTTGATCCAAAAACGATTGGTTTCTATTTGCATACTCAGTTCTACTATCACCTTCTAATGGAGATGTTCCAAAATAATCAGCAGCTAAACGAGATGTAAGCATAATGTTAAATTCAATTAACTTCATGCAATCTGCCATCATATCATGAACATCACCAACTTCATCGGTTAGCTTATCTTGCAAAATAATCTTTTTAGTTTTTGCGAACCTCTGCAATTTTAGTTTCTTTAGAATTTCATCTGTTGGTTCAGTGGATTGAAAATTAATATCGTTTGGTTGTTGTGGTGGAGTAATATTGTCTGGTAGGTACGCATATGAAACTCCATTAACTTCACCAAGCAATTCGAAGTCAGAATCCTCAGTATTGATTAATGTCTTAGTAGTTCCTAATGGCCCTTCTTCTTTGTAAATAGTAAAAGAGTAAATCATGGTAAAGTCTCTTTGGTAAATTTTGTTTAAACTCTTTGAATTTAAAAGCGTCTATGACTCTATTTATAAGCCACGCATAAGATGATGTGTGTTTTGTATGTGCTAGTATAGACACAATTTTCTGATATTGTTTCTTTTTTAGTGCTTTGCTAAATGTGTGGAGTGATCTTTTTCTAATAAATCTTCTGGAGCGCCATGTTCTGTACCCAACAAAATTAATTCCCTTACTAACTCTTGATATTTTCCACTTACTAAGTAGCATACCAACGCGGTTTAACAAACTATGTTTCAGGTGAATTAGTAGTTTATTTGCTTGTTTCTTTGTCATACCAAACATCACAATATCATCTACATATCTAATGTACCTTTTAATCTTTAATACCCTTTTGGCATAGTGATCAAATCTGTCTAAATATAATATCCCACATAATTGAGATATTAGATTTCCTATATTCATTCCTATCCCACTTTCACTATCTTTTTTAGGGAACTCCATAATGAGTTGTACAACTCGAACATCATTAATAATTCTTGAAAATGACTCTTCAAGAATGTCATGTCTCATTCTATTATAGTATTTTTTCATGTCTATTTGGAGATAACATTCATCACCACCACATTGTCTCATATATTTTTGACATCTGTCAGCCGCTTTATGTGTACCTTTTCCCACTCGACATCCATAACTATCATAGATCATTCTTCTATCAATACTAGAATAGATTAAACGATATATAGCATGTTGAACAACACAATCTTTAAATTTAGGAGCTGCTATATTTCTGTATTTCTTATTTGCTTTACAGTATAATACAAATTTATGTGGATCAGATGGTCTATATGTTCCCGATAGAATTGACTTATGTAGAGCATCTATGTTTTGAGTCAATTCTCGTTCAAATTCAAAACAAGCATCTTTATCGCGCTTTCCCTTTCTAGTTTGGCAATAGGCTTCATATAAATTTTCTTTGTTTGCTATATCTTCTAATGTAACAAGGCAAGACTTGACCGTACCTATGTTTGCAGATTTCGCGTTACGCAAGATTAGTCATCCTCATAGTTTCCAGTATACCTTTTAAAGTTGTCAGGTAAGAACCTATGATCGGAGCGGAACGAGTTGTTGCTATTCGAGTTCGACCGCCAATTGTTGAAATTCCGAGCGAAGACTCCCGTACGGGAGTCGTCATTCCAATTACCACACGATTGCACATAATAACGACTAACCTTTTTTGCTCTTTTGATTTTCTTCTATTTCTTTGTTCTTCTTAATCCAACCGCCTATCATTTTGCCAATTTCATCAACCATATTACTAATGCATTCATATCTTTTATAGGCTTCCCCTTGAGATAATTCTTTTTTGTGGTTTTTATAATGAAAATAACCCATTTCAAAATAAACTAGGTAATCCATTCTAAGTTTTTCATGCTCTATGTCAAGATTAGTGAGAGTCGTTTTCTTGTGATATCTTTTTTCACATTCAGTCAATAAATCATAAATAAAATATAAACGATTCCTAACAACTTGGCATAAAGCATACTTTTCGTGTCTAGGAGCATGATTCAAATAGATGTTAGATTGTTTTATCAACTCAACCATTTTTCGGTTAAGCGTAGACCTATTATCCTTTCCCATTTAAACCCCTAATATATAGTTTAATTTAAGCTACCCACAGAACACAATAAACAAGGTGGGCGGTCGGTGCTATCGCACCTGCCCACTAAGATACGTAGCGAGCGGAGCGGAACGAGTTGCTGCTACCCGAGTACGACCGCCAAGTGAGGAAAGACCGAGCGAAGACTCCCGTACGGGAGTCGTCATTCCAACGACCACACGAGTGCACAAATAAATTTTCTCTCACATATCTATATATGCCATCATTTCCTGTCATGTTTATACCACCAGAGCTTAACGATGTATCTGATACAGGAATAATGCCACACAGTGACCTATTAAGCCCATTCACATCATCAAAAAATAGGGGTTCTGATCCGTTACCCCATTTGATCCACCCTCCCAAACCAGAAAGATTAATTGGAGAGGAAATAGAATTATACAAGGTAGACAAATGCGATGAATCACCCCAAATATCAGTGGTTGTGTTCCAACCCCCAGTCAAGCTACTAAATGAAACAGATTCTTTTAAAATGTAAATTGTATTATCACCAGATGATCCATTAGCTGTTGCAGATGATCCGGGTTGTGTTAATCCTATATCAGTTTCCCACATACCACCGTTAACATCAGCAACACCGCAATTTTGGCCATTATGTGTTGTTCTGCTAAATGGTTGACCTGAACCGGTTTTTGGTTTTGATGCTGCCCCTGCATCACCCGCAGTTTGGTATAATATTGTAGAGTCGTTAACGTCACCCAAAGAATTATCGTTGCATCCCTTTGGGTAATTTATTGTATTACTGACATCAAACCATGCACAAGTTGAAGAACTAGAAGCGTGTTGTGACTGTGCTAAGGATAGCATTGCAATGGCAGACCTCATAAAAATAGAACCACAGTTCCAGCCTAACCCCCTAGCTCTTGATAAAGTAACGGAGTCAAACAACTCACCAGAACTCGCTGTCATTCCTTGTGACCGAGTATAACCTGTATCTGTAGTTAGTGATATAGGATTTCCAAACTTATTACTAACAGATATATTAGAATCATCTGGTGATTTAGACGAGGTGTATTTATCATAGAAGAAACCAAGCTTTTCAGAACCACCATCAATAAACGCCCTATGTAAAATAAACCCATCAACATTTGCTTCTGCTTCATTAGCATAATAGTTACTACCACGAACTTCAATACTATTCACACCAAATATATTAAAATTGCTGTGAGCAGAATTACCAATCCTATAATAAAATTTTGGAATAAATACACAAATAGAACTATTTGTATGAATGTAGTTACCGAATGTGTCAGATGTTTGAACTTTATTATCTTTTAAAGGAAACAAATCCGTTAATTCTGCTTCGTCTGGATATACACCCACACCAAATCCATAAGTTCCGGGTACTCCTATATCACCAATTGGTTGGGAGGGTAGGAATATATCATCGCGTTTTACATAATTTGCTAGAATTTCATCAGATTCAGTTTTAGTATAAGTTGTGGCTTGGTCTGCTTTTGACAATACAGCATCTTCGACTGTTGGCCCGCCTTCCATGGATATTAAAGCCGCGCCATCCCCAGTAGCTTCTGACGAAAGGGCATCAAAAATTACGGTAGCTTTTACGAAAGTTTGATCATTCTCTGCATTTGTTCTGATTTGTGAAGGATTAACACCCATGTCAACAAAAGCAGCACTACCAACATCAGTTTCAGATAAGAATAAAGTTTCATTTTGCGTGTTTGTTCTGATTTGTGAAGGATTAACACCCATGTCAACAAGTGCAGCCGTTCCCAATTCGTCTAACGTGAGTGATGACTTGACCCACACAGCAGCACCATTAACTGAATCAAGACACAAAAAGCATTCGGTGGTTGATGTATTGACCCAACGTGAAAACGCCGCATACCCTTCTGAGCTATCGTTGTTAACCGTTGGATCAGAAGTAGCAGAAAGATTATTCTTAACACCCAAAGCATTAAGAGCTTCTTCAACATTGCTTGCACTCAAATTAGCATTGGAATAAACAATATCCGAAGCGTCATGCGCTGTAGTTGAGGCAATATGCTCATTAGACTCAACAATAACATATTTCAGTTCTTGAAAATTAGTATCAACTTCCTCATAATAAAGAGGTCGCCCAATATCAGTTCTTAATGTTACGTTTGATGTTGTTGACATATCTATTCTCTATCCTTTATGTTCATGTACTTATTTATAACGAATTATGTATAGTAATATAAAACAGCAAAAAATAAGCATGTTAATGTTGGTACAATAACATCAAGCAATGAATCTCTTGACCAACCTTTAACAAGTCCTTCATGCCACTTCACAGGTTTAACTTCACCCCATAACCAGCCACGGGTTATAGCCAATTTGTATTCATGCTGTGCTATCTCACGCCCCAATAGAAGAGCGATAGCAATTGAACCGGATGCCCATAGCCCAAACACAGGCCATAGGCACAATTGAATAATAACCGCAATGACAGAGTGTTCTGCGTGTGTTTTATTCAGCATCGTGTATATCCTCAAACGTGACTTGATCAGGAAAGCTATAACACACAGGCGCAACACCACCCGCGTATATCCGAATAGGCGTACTAGGCTGTGGGCCACACAAATACAGGCAACTCTGCAAGCAACTCATCGACTGTCGGAATAGCCCGCGCTCCACTCTCAACATCGGCAAGGATTGTATATCCCTTGGCCCATACTTCATCACGCCACGATACGCCAGCCTGACCTTCAGCGGCGAACTTTGCGGTTGGTGACGTGGCATAGGTGCATAGGCTCAGGATGCTGTCGTAGCCTCTCTCCTTGGCCGTCTCGTCAAGCATGGACTGGATAGCTGAGGTAAGCCGAGACTTCGTGGATGCTAAGAACTCCTCCTGCAACAAGGCTGCGACCAGCAACACGACAAAAAGCGCTACTGCTATTCTGGTTTTGTTCATGGCCATACAACCTCGCTCAAGTCCGTTAGTGTGCCTGCTGTAATCTGTGCAGCGTACTCGCCCTCTATTGCTATCAGGGCCGCCCTGCGCTCTCCTATGGCTTGGTAAGCGTCAAACACATCGGCTAAAGGGTGACTTGCGTGAAATACGTTGTCTGAGTCTTTCCAGCTTTCAAACTCCGTTAAACCAGCATCATCCATAAACGCGATTGCTTCTTGCAGCGCTTGCCGGTTGCCGGGGTCGCCTGCGTAGCGGATGCCGTTGATAACTACGCCCTGCTGTTCTTGCTCTTTGCGCGCTTGTGTTAGCTGGGTAATCAAAGCCTGACTAATCTCAGCCTGTGTCGCATTAACGGGCAATGTAGGTAGAGCAATCGGGTCAAAGTCTGCACGAGTTAAGCCAAAGCGTTCAATCGTCTCGTTGTTTTCATCCGCAACCCAT